TTGCCGCCTGAAGGTGCTGTAAACTCTAAACGAGCTATAACGTTGTTAATTTCCACGTTAGTTCCTTTAAAAGTAATCTTTGCCGTGTCTGTTGATGTTATTGTAATCATTGTTTTTTGTTTTAGCTTGCCGCTGTTATTATTCCGTTTGTTACTGTGAAGTTTGTATAAGCTCCTGTTCCTGTAAATCCTGCAACCCCTCCAACGTGAATGGCTCCATTGTCCTTAACTTCTAATAGGTCAGTTCCCAAACTATTCTGAACTAAAAAAGCTGTTGTTCCAATTGTTGAGCCTGTACCTTTAACGGTTAATTTTGCAGATATTCCAGTGTTTAAACCTATTCCAAAATTATTATTCGTATTAATCCAAGAATCAGCGTTTTTAGCTATTCTAATTGTGCTTATGGCCTCGTTTAAGTTAACTTCAAAACTATACGCTGTTGAATTTGTCCTAACAGCACTACCCCCCCCTATTATAATTGAATTAACATTTGTAGCTTTTAACCTTGCGCCCATAGCTAAAGAGTATGAGCCGTCAGAATCCGCTAAATAGCCGAGAGAAATAGCCTCAATACCGTCATTTGTACAATCTACTCCAATTCCTAAGCCTCTGCCACCATTTGAGCTTGAGTTATACCCAATTGAAATTCCCTGATTATTTGTTAAAACCTTTGCAAGCGTGCCTATTGAAACAGAATTAACAGTTGGAGCATTAGCTCCTCTACCTATTGCAATTGCATCCACCCCTGTTCCTGCTGCCCCTTTTCCAATACTTACATTTGTGTCGTTTCCATAGGTTGCGTTTTCCCCCAAAGAAAAACCGCCAGCATTATCTAATATTAGTAAAGATTGGACATTATTTTTAACTATTAAAGCGTGATTGGCAGCCGAAAAGTCAACGCCTTCAATTGTAATTCCACCACCTATAAAACCTACATCAAAACCTGCCATTGTAATTAAGCTAGCAGCCGCCATCGTTCCACCTGTGAAGATGGTATCACCACCACCACCACTACCCGGAGAAACCCAAGACGAACCGTTAAAAGTTTTATATTCTTTCGCGGTTTTATCATAACATTGAAAACCATCAGACGCAATAACGCTTACCCAGTTCGATCCGTCATACCTATTCCATGAATCAAACCCAATAGCACCCCACGCCGGATCAACTACACCACCGCCGCCGTCAATAATTGCATAAATATCATTTAAAACTAAAGTCGGTGGCGGACTGTTTCCGTCTACGAAATTAATCGCGGCGGGTAAGTATTCGACATCTTGATAAATTGCTATGTCGTTTTCAGAACGCAGCGCGTAAGACATTGATTTTGTTGCCGGTAAATTAAACCCCTTTGGCGCGTGTAACTTGTCTTCAACTATGTTTTTATGTAGTATAATAGCCATCTAGTAAATGATAAAACCTTTGTTATTAGAATTTAAATTCTCTGAGCTGCAGTCCTCACCGAATAAAGGATAATCGGTCGGGTTCTCCAAAATGTATTCGATCATTTCGTTGATCCAGAAATTTCCGTTGTAATTATACGTTGATCTAAGCTGACCGTAATCAAACGACGGAGTTTGTTCCGTAAATTCGCTCCGGTTGTGCATCACTCCTTGATTCGTTAATTTATCGCGAACTTCCGGAAACGCTTCGTAAACTATATAGTAAGAAAGCAATTTGTCAATATACTCATCTTTTAATATTTGATAAGGAGCCGATAAAGTATGGACTTGCAACAAGTAATTGTTATAAAATTCTTTACCTAAAGCCGGCTTTAAATATTTCGCTTGAGCTAATTCGATGTATTTATCAAAATAAGTCTCATCAAAACTTATATCGGTCACAACTAATTCGCGAACGGTTTGCGCTGTGATTATTTTAATTCCCATCTTCTTCTGTTGTTTCTGTTTCTGTTATTGGTTCGAATCCTAATAATTCCCTTTGTTCGTTTACGGTTAATACATCATGAGGATTAATTTTATCAACTAATGTTAATGAATTTAATTGATTTATTTCAATTGTGAATTTAAACCCAGCAACCGAAATTAACTTATTAAAGAACCTCAATAAAGGCTCTTGAAAGTCCGGAATAATAACCGAATTCATAAAGAGGTTGTGACTTTCTGATATTTGTTGATTACCTCCCAATTTTCCAGCCGTTTCAATCATAGCCAAAACCGGCGGGATTCTATGAGCTGAAATAATATTCACTTTTGCCATTTCCGCAAGCTTCTCAAACTCACCTTGTTTTTCTGCTTCGAAAGTAGTTATCTTTGCAGCTTGTTCCGGTGAATCTAACATTTCCGCGACAATCTTAGAATTATTCGCCTCACCTGTGAAATTCGAAACCATGCTTTTAACATATTGTTTCGCTGTTGTTCCTTCCGGAGGTGATCCGAACATTTGAATTAACGCACTCGGAAAAAATCCGTTATCGAATCGGTCTAGATTAAATTTTGGTATCCTGTATTCAACATCAATCCAGTTCAAAGCACCTATGTAATCAGGCAACCCGTAAAAATTATATTCCGGCGAGTGTCGCATTAATTGGCTTGCATGCGTTCCCTTCTTTTTATTTAAACTTATTTCAACGTGTGGCTTAGTCGAGTATTTTCCGTTCCCAATTTCGCGCCAATAGTCAGAAACTATAATTGCGCTCCGGTCCGTTTTAATCCGAACCTTTGTCGCGTCAATATAGTAGTAATTTGTTCGACTTCCAACCTTTACGGATTGAATCCAAGCATTCCCAAAAGTAATATAATCTTTACTAACTAAATTAAAAACATCACGCAAACTTTCTTCGTTCGCGTTTACATCATCCGCCCAGCTTTGTTGATTTGCTTTTAAATCATCGCTGTAAATAAAATCTGTTCCGATTGTATACGCTAATTTTGAAGATAATATCGCACTATGAGTGCTTGATCTTCGCGCCCTTCGTGCTAAATCGTTTATATAAACATTGTTTGACGTATCAAAAAACGAAACGTATTCGTTTGAAATTCTTTCCGGCTTTTCTGTTATTAGTTCTTGAGTCGTAATAGGAATGCCGGCGGAACTTGCTTGAATACGGTTTTTATTCAATTTAGATCTGTTTCCAGGTCTAATCGATTGCGTTTTCAACGTTCGAATTATCTTCTTTTTCATCTTGTAGTTGTACTAAGTTTGTAAAGCCTAAACCGTGTAGCTTTTTTAAGTCTTTTTGCGTTGTCTTATCGTTTAAAATAATACTACCATCAGACAAAGAAACCGATTTCCTGTCCCCTCTTTTAGTTATAATATATTTCGCTTTCATAGTTATAAAAATAACAAAAAAAAAGGACAATCTTTAAAGATTGTCCTTTTTTACTTTTGTTAGGTAGTATTAACTACCGAAACTGATCGAACCGCTGATGTTAGAGTCAATTGTTCCCACGTATTCACGTAGTAATTCAGTTTGTTTTCCTGAAAACGTAACCGTATAACCGTTAACACCTTGAAGCTCTGCTTCCAAAGTTTGGTTAACTGTAGCACGTACCGCAGCATCTAACATTAACACTTCGTCATAGCCTAAAACGAAAGCCCTATCGAAAGCCGATACAACATCATAAACACTAAAAACAACAACAATTTTGCCACCGGCAAATAAATCGTTTAATTCTTTAGCTTTTACTTTTTCCATTTTAGGCACAAACACTTCCAAAGTGTTTTCGGTAACGTTTGAACCGTTTTCCGTTGTTCCTTCCGCTGTAAACGGCTTTGTTTCGAATTCGCCTTCGATCTCAAAGAATTTTTGCCCTACGGTCGTAACCGCTGCAACATATTCATGAGATGCCCCAGCTGTGAAGCTATCAACTTCACAGGCAGGAACAACAAAGATTTTTTTAACACCACCTCTTCTCGTTTCATCGGAACAGGCTATTAAAACATCATTTGTAATACTCATTTTATTTAAATTTTATTAGTTAATACTAGTAAGAGAAAGAAATCAATTCAGGGTGTATGATTTGCGCACCTTGTTTAATTTTCCAAATTACTTTTAAAACTTCATCATCATCATCATCGCTTCTGATTTTCAAGTTGTCCGAAGTTGTGTCAACTCCTACCGCTAAATTGTCAGGGATTGTCAAAACAGCCATGTTATCACCAACGAAAACCGCTTGAGGGTTGTCAGTGTCAGCAAGTTGCGTGTCCCATCCTGGAACCTCGTACAATTCGATGCCTCTGAATTTCAATACTGATGTGTTTCCGTCTTGTAACAACATTAAACCTAGAGAAGACTGTGTATCTTCATAAGTTGTCATTAAGTTATCAACGATTGTAGCTGTAACGTAAAACTTCTTAGATTCTCTTGGCATTTGTCTTAACACCTTAGATTGGTTTTCGTACATGTTTCTCAAAAGAACCAAAGCACCATCAACAACTAAAGCACCAGCTACTTCAATGTTCGCATCAGAACTCATATCAAAATACTGACCTAAATTCGCTGATTCGTTTTTGAAAATTTCAATCCAACCATCATAAGCGTTATAATCCGCACTTGCTGCAACATCATCATTAAACCACATTTGACGCGCCATGTCTCGCGCTACTGCGTCAAGAACTAAAGTCATCATAACCTGTTCAACGATTGTTCCGCTTAAATCAGTGATTGCAACACCTGCCTTCAATGCTTCGTCTTCAAAAATAGTACCAAAAAATGCGTCTGCACATTCTTCAACGTTTACTTTCATTTTAGTAACTTCTAAAGTTCTGTTTGTTATTGGTGTAACAGTACCATCGGCACTAAAACCACAAGTAACATATTGTTTTAAAAGTTTATCCAAAGCTCCCGGAAGATGCAATTGAATTTTAGTTTTTACACCGTTGAAAACTCTGTAGTTTGCGAAAACATTGTCCGCTTGTTCAGTTGGTTTGTAAAAAAGTGTTTGAGTAAGTAACTGCCCGTCATACGTGTAG